AACGCCCCGTCAGTGCGGGGCGTCATTACTTGGGCAGTTCGTCTGCACTGACACCGATAAAAGGTGTGGGCTGTTCAATCGGCTTTATATACACGAATGGCGATGCAGGCGGTACGGGCCACACGAACGACCCTGGAAAGCCTGGATGCGCATCGAGCTGGGCAAGTTGCACCCGGTAAAACCAATACGCACTGAGTTCGGCTTGTAGCACAGGCAGGGTTTTCAACTGGGCTTCAATGGCACTTTGCGCGGTCCCCAGCCTGCTGATCAGTGAGTCGATTTTCGCCGATGCCGTGGCCGAGTACACGTTGCGCTGACTGATGGCGTCGCCCGTACCCACTTCCGTGATCGGCTCGAGAATCACGCCAAACTCGCCGTTGAAGGCACGATTGAAGAGCTCTCTGGCTTGTGGCTTCAGCGAGCCGGGAGACACAGTTACGGCCTCTTCGCCATTAGTGTATTTGGTCTTTTCAAAGACGACCAAAAGCACGATAGCCGTATGAGCCTGATCGACCCAGCGGGGGTTGCGAATGCTGTTCATGACCCACGGCAGTTCATCTTCGCTCACGCCTGTAGGAGGTGTCGGCACAACCGGAGGCTCCACGTAAACAAATGGCGTCGCTGGCGGAACGGGCCATGCGAAGGACATCGGATATCCCGGGAGCGTCGAGAGGTTGGAAAGCTGTGCCCGGTAGAGTGCATAGGCATCAAGCTCGGCTTGCAGCGCAGGCCGGGATTTGATTTGAGCGTCAGTGGCCGATCCCGACGCGATAGCGTTTTGCACAATGACCAGTTGAAAATCCAGCTCGTTGATTTTCTTGGTGGCGTTGTTGAGGTAGACGCCGCGTTCGGCGTTGGCGTTCATCAGAATCATCTGCTCGCTCGGCTCAAGAATCTCACCAAACTCACCAGCGATTGCCCGGTTGAAAAATGCTACGTATTGCGGATCCGGGTGATTGGCAGAGACCGATATAGCGTCCTGACGGTCCATATAGCCGGGTTCGCTAACGATCACCCAGAGTGTCATGGAAGTGTGGGCCTGATCGGCCCATTGAGGGTTACGAGAAGTAGGGACTATGTTCATGTGCATACCTTTTATGTAATGTAGTTAAACAGCGTGAGTGTTCGCGAACTAGAAAACGCTTTATGTGAACTTCATGTTTCATCTCCTGCAATTGCGAAGTTGCATGCAATACCGCTGCTGCTGTTTTTAGCATTAAGAATCAACGTCTAAATTAGCTAACACGCTATGCCTGCCTGGCTTCACGTTAAGAATTGATAGCGCGTGCAACGCCAACAAGATCAGCACTGTAAAAACCGCTTTCGCGGCCAGGCTTATTGAGCGAGTGCATCCGAGGGCGGTGACGGCCATTCGATCTGGAGAGGGTAATCAGGGCTTTGCTCGATCCGGTTCAATTTCACGCTGTAGCGTTTCCATTCAAGCAAGCTTGTCTTTTCTGCTTCAGTGGCCTCCCCCAGATCCTCGGCGTACTGCAAGGGAGCTATACGTGTTGCGGCCTCCTGCAAACGCTGATCGCGGACAAGCAGTGCGGCACCGGCCAACGCAAACTTTTGCGTCTCATCATCAAGAGCCCAGGCACCATCCCGCCATACGTGGTATTTGCCAGGCCATTTTTTTGTGGTGAGACCGTCATGCGGCGCACCCAGGCTGGTCCACTCTTCTTCAGAGCCGTCGCTTGTTCGGTACATCAAGCCACGACGATCCACAACCTGCTGCGGCTCATCGTCAACAATTGCCCAGGTAAACCCGTTGTCGGGTTCGCTTAGAAAATCTGCCAGGCTGACTGCATTGCCAGGTACCTGCTCGCCCAGCCCCGGAATAACCGGAAGTTCAACAGGGCCAATCAAGGCATTCGAATCATCTATCAAGTAAGTAGGCATAACGTCCTCAGATCAGTTTGATGCGGCCGGGATAGGCCATGTTGCGGCTACGGAAGCGAATCCAGTTGTTCATCGGCTGCTGATCCCTCAGTACAGTTCCCGTCACACCGTTGTCTGTCGTTTCAGGGAGGTACGCGGAACCGCCAGCAGGAACCAGCGCTCCAGGAGGCAACAAACCGCCAGGGCCCGTGGAATTGAGACGCCCATCTGACTGAGCGTGGCCGTTGCCTAACAAGTAGGTACCGGTCTCTATGTCAGACCCGCTCCACTCTTGTGACATTGTCCTCAGCCAAGTACCGTCCTGCCAGGAACCAGCAACACGCGACGTATCAACGCCACGAGACTCATCAAGCACCCGTAGAAACTCCCCTCGCCCCTCAGGTCCGCGAAAGGTCAGAGCACCGTCACCAATGGTCCATCCGCCTTCCTTACCGGAACGAGCTGCTTCGGTGTAAACCATCCCGGATTTCTGCGCATGGTCCCAGAGCCACGGCCACTCGGCGCGGTTAAGCAGCGCACCGTTCAACGCTCCATATCCTCCGGGGCTGAACAATGTCGTTGTTTCAAAGACGGGTCGCCCCAGCGGAGTGTTGTCGTAGCGTCCTACTGGCCACCAACTGCCGGCTCCATCGCTGCGCAGACGCCACCAGTCTCCAGCCCCCATCAGAACCAGAAAAGAGTAGCCAGCAGCATTTAAATGGGTGTGAAACCTGATCTTTTCGCCGGCAGCAGCATTGACGGTCAACCGGTTACCTCTGTTGTCTATCCTGCGAACGATGACGTCTCTGACGCCTAGTGCCGCATTTGAGGAGGGCAGTGTGAACGCACGATTGCCGCCAGCAGCATCCAGAAGCAGCAACTCCATCTGCTCCTTTGTAAAAGCTGTATCGGCGTTGAACGAGAACACTCTTTGAGAGTCGACCCCAACGACCTCCGTTATTTTCCCGCGCTTGGTGATGTAGATCGCGTCAGTATTAAAGACAAGCTCCACCCATTCGGCCGCATTCAGCTGTAACGTATTGCTGCCAGAGCCAAACAGTGAAATAACCTCGGCACCGCTGGCCTTGATGGTTGCCGCTCCGGTCGATGCATTATGAAAAGTCACGGACTTGCCGACCGTCACGTTCGCTTTGGACGGCAGTGTGAGCGTGATGCCTGCAACGTTGATCCTGTGCCAATGCCCCGCCACTCCCGGCAGAAGTATCTCGGACGCTGTATAGCCAAAACCGGCACCTCGGTAGGCCTGCCTGACCTGCGAACCAATCTGGGTAATGGCCGACGCGAGCTGGTCTGTTCTGGTTTCGTCCGGCAGTTCGCCACCCGCGGCCATGGCATTCAAAATTTCTTGCGTCACCGAGTTTCCCCACTTTGCAGGGATCAGCGAGCCAGGCGTGCCGGTGGCCGGGTTTTCATCTACAAATTTGCCGCTGACCAAGCCTACGCTTGGCACACTCTTGGGATAATCCACATTGTGTTCCTCAGTTGAAATTAACGAATTCGACGCTGTGCGCCGGTGCTGCTCGACGAATCAAACACTCGATCGCGATGCCGGGGTTGACCCCGAATCGCTCTCCCCAGTAGCTGGCCCCGAAGCGTCGGCCCAGCCGCTGACGGCCGCCGGTGTTCAGGGTCCACATGAATTGCGCGTTCCAGGTGCCGAAGTACGCCTGACCAAAACGCGAACGCCCCATACGGGGCGCTCGGTGTTCGGTCACGGTGGCGTCGGGGTAGCCCTGACTGACGGCAATGTCGATGTAGAACCCTGCGTTCTGCCCTCCTGTTGCCACCAGCCGCTGGCGCACTGACAGGCGCCGGTCGGCGAACAAGGGTTTGAGCCCCAGGCAGGGGTCAGGCAGGTTCATGACCCGCTCCCAGTCCGGCACCAGTTCACTGACGGTGGCCGGGTCCATCTCGTTGAGCAGGTCGAAGGCGCGGCCATCGATACGGGCGAACTCGCGGGACAGGCCGGTGATGACCTGCTGCAATTGCGGCACGCGCTCCGGGTCCCAGGCGGGGCCGGGTGGCAGCAGCGCCTGCAGTTGCTCGGCGTAGTGTTCGGCAGTTCTTATGACGACCATAGAATGCCCCCGAACGTGAGTAGCTGATTGGGGGCCGCGGTGACATTGGCGACAGGCGCAGCCAGCACATGATCGGTTTCGCCTGTCGCGCGGCTGATGGCCTCGGCGATGTGGGTCAGCAACAACGTTTCGCCCAGCCCCGCTTCACGGTTGTGCAGGTCCAGCAACTGAGCCTCTACCGCCGCCCGGACTGCCGAGGTGTCCGGCGTGAGTCTGATCGTGTAGACCACCGGCTTCTGCACCGGCGCCAGCACGTACACGTCGGCAGTGACTGGGCGCAACGGCTCGATGTAGGCGGCCATTTCCACCAGTTGCCCGGCATCGGGGATCGGATTGACTTCATCATCACGCATGAAGAACACCGCGACAGTGCCCGGCCCCATGTAACGACGCACGCACCAGGCACGTGTCACGCCCGGCAATTCCAGCGCCCAGGTCACGTAATCATCCTGATTGCCACCGTGCGGGATGACTCGATAGGAACGCACTACACGAGCCCGCAACAACTCGATACTTTCTTGGGGAATCCCCCCGGTCAGCCCGTCCGCAATCACGGTAAACGTGCTGTCGATGCCTTCGACAGGCTGCACGGCGGTCATCACCAGGCCGGCATCGGCGTTGCCGAGAACGCCTGCGTCTACCGCCTCGACCGTGGTCGTGTTGTTGCCCGCAACCGTGGTGACGCCTTTAGTCACACGGTAAAAGCGCCCGTCACTGAATTGCAGCACGGTGTCGACGTCCAGCACCGCACCGGCCGCAGCGCTAAAACGCACCGAGCCGCTGGCGGCCTGCGCGACCTTGCGCGGCTGGCGCAAGCGCAGGATGGCTTGCCGTTCAAGGGTGTCCTCATCGGCGGTGTCCGGCAGGATCTGGTCGGCGATCCAGTCCTGATAGCCGTACAGCCCGTAGGCCGCACCGCTGTGGGCACGCGACAATACCCGGGCATCGGACTGACGCAGCGCTTCGTCGGCGAGGTCGACCTGGGTTCGATTGATCAGCGCCGGTAACGTAGGCGTTTCAAACGGCATAAATCACCTGCCACTGTTCTGAAGGGTTGAAGCGCACGACCTGACCGTCAGAAACGACCAGCTCGACGCCCAGGTTCAGGCGATTGCTCTGAACCTGTTCGGTAAGGATGTTGATGTTCTTGACCTGGCCATCGTCGATCAGCCAGGCGAGCGCTTCGCGCGCATAGAACTCGGCGTCACGCTGGGTCTGCGCGGTGAGACGGACCCGACGCAGCAGCCATAACCTGGAGCCGATGCGGTCGTTGGCCTGCGTCGGATAGGTGTCGCCCCACCAGCCAAAGCGTTCGGCATCGTCGATCGGATCGTCCGCTTCGGCGCGACGCCAGGTGAACAGGCTGATGACCACCGAGCGCAGCAAGGAAGCCTGCAGAGAGCCTTCAATGATCATCCGGCACCTCCAACGGGTGGCCCGCTCTGGCCGTTACCGCCCTGCACGTTGCCGTGCAAATGGCTGATCTGGCTGATGCCCCCGGCCATCTGGTCGCCCTTGGAAACTATCTTTCCGGTCTGGGTGATCTGCGGC